TTTTCTATATTGTCCTGAAACAGCTTCTGGACTACAATCTTGATAAGTAATTGATTGAAGAACAACTTGTGCATGGAGTGATTTAGTTTCTTCATAAAGTTTAAGTATATCTTGTAAAACTTTAGCATCTTTATCGTTTAATTTAAAGTTACTGGTGTTGGTTACTTGAACACTACCAAGAACTTTAGAAATTGCAGTAACTGGCATTACAGCTCCATATTTTGGAGAATCATTTTGACCAGCCATCATCATTTCATATTGTCTTCTGAATTCTTCGAATTCAACATCAGAAAAACCATATTTTTTCTTATAATCTAAAGCTTTTTCTAAAATTTGATTGTATGGAATTTGGTTAATACCATATTTTTCTCTCATTTTACTTACAAATTTATGTGCTCTTTTGGCTATCTTTTGATATTTTTTTTCATAACCAGCAATTATTTGATCCCACAATGATGGATCATCAGAGTTATTTCTTAGTTTGGCAATGTCGGCTTGTGTTACCCTTCTTTTCAAGTTAAATAATTCTTCTACTCTTTGATCTACAACAGTTTTTTTTGAATTTTGGTTAGTAGAGTCCCTACTACGAGAATGTTCGATAGCAGACATAATTCTATATATTATATTCTAGAATTTTTTTTTATATTAAATATTTTGATGATATAATATTTATAAAAAATTTCTATAATATTTTTTCATTTTTTTATCAAGTATGATTTAAAGAAGTGATTCATTTTTTTATTAATGAGTAATCTTTGGTTAAATAAATATTCACCAAAATCTTCCTCAAATATTATTGGAAATTATGAAGCAATTAACACTATTGATAATTGGATTAAAAATTATGATAACAGTAAAGAGAGTTGTCTAATTTTATCTGGACCTCATGGTATTGGTAAAACATTATCTATAAAGTTACTATTTAATGAAAATAATTATGATCCTCTTGTTTTATATCCATATGATATTAAAAATCATAAATTAATGGAAGACATAATTAAAATGAAAGAACCTAATGATAATATATTTAAATTTTTCAATGATAATCAAAAAAAACATGCTTTAATATTTGATGAAGCTGAAACTATAACTCTTCATAGTGAAAAAACTTTTTTGACAGAAATTTTTAAAGATAATAATAAAACAAAAAATTATCCAATAGTTTTTATTTGTAATACTCAACACAGTAAATTAATTGATGAAATTAAAAAATCATGTTCGGAAATTAAATTTACAAAACCCAGTTTTGATGAAGTGAAAAAATTTGTAAAATCCATCATCAAAAATGAAAATATCATTTTTGAAGACGATATAATTTATGAACAAATAATTGATTTTTCACAATATGATATCAGAAGATTAATTATTATTTTGCAAGAATTACATCATACTTATGGAAGTAATAATATTTCCACAGAACAAATAATGAATTTTATTTCCAGTTCTAGACAAAAAGATATCAATGTCGGGTTATATGAAGCATCAGACATGATTTTTAAAAATAATTTGACAATTAGTTCTATTTTACAATTATATGAAACAGAAAAAGTATTACTTCCTTTAATGATTCACGAAAATTATTATGGTCAAATAAATGCAACTGAAAAATCTATTTATGATATGATATCTAAAACAAAAAAAATATCTGACAGTATATCAATTGGTGATAATATTGAAACTAGTATTTATACTGATCAAAATTGGTTTTTACAAAATATACATGGATTTTTTACATGTGTCAATACCTCAAGATATATAAATAAAACTAATTGTGATAGACCAAAACCAGATTTTAGTTCTGATTTAAATAAAACTTCATTGAAAAATATAAATAAAAAAAATATTAATAATTTATTGTCTTTTATTCCAAATAAATCAATCAATGAAATTCTAATAATAAATAACATAACTAATTCATTAGTAGAACACAAAAAATTCAAAACATTAATTAAATTACTTAAATGTTACAAAAAAGATATTACAATTAAAGATATAGAATTATGTACCAAAATTGATAAAACAGTTCCTAAAATGATTTTAGAAAATGACGACAAAAAATATTTACAAAAAGTTTTAAAAATACAAGAAGGAAATGAGTTATAATAAAAACCAAATTATAAATTTTAATTTTCTGAATTAAAATATATAAGAATGTCATACGAATTAATATTTGGTGGTGCAGATAATTCAACAACTAATATTTTACTTATTGTTGTTTTATGTCTTGTAGTTTATTTATATTACACTGGAAAATATAAAATGTTTTTAAATGAATCATTTGCACCCATCAATCAAAGTTTAGGAAAATGTGCTAAAATAGACACTAATATTTGTTCCAAAGCATGTTGTTTCCAACAATACCCAGTACCATTTAACAAAGTTGTTGATCCTCTAGTTCCTGATCCAACAATTTATGAAAGAAGCAACTACATGTGTAATTACGGAGGAAATGGATCAGGAGGCTGTTTATGTATTTCAAAACAACAGAAGAATTGGCTTGGTGCACGTGCAGGAAATACAAGTTATGCTCACGATTTTTATCCTCCAGAATACTATAAAATAAATCCTAAAAAAGTTAAAAAACAATAAATCTATTAAATAAAAATTGGTAAATATTTATTTAATATATTCAACAATCAATTATGTGTATAATAGAAAACTGTAAAGGAATACCAACATATAACTACAAAGATCAAAAAGCTAAATTTTGTGCTATTCATCGTTTACCAAATATGATTAATACAATTAAAAAAATGTGTATTGAAAAAGAATGTTATTCTGCTGCACAGTATGGAATCGACAAAAATAATATTTTATATTGTGCAAAACATAAAAAAGAAGGAACAATTGATCAAAAACACAAAAAATGTCAACACAAGGATTGTCTTAAAATACCAGCATTTAATTATAAAAATTCAAATATTGGTATTTATTGTTTTGATCATAAACTAGAAGATATGGTAAATGTTAAATCAAATATTTGTCAGTTTTGTAAATTACAAGCAACATTTGGATACCAAGGAGATAAAATAGCAACACGTTGTAAAGACCATAAAAAAATAGACATGATTGACATAAAACACAAAAAATGTGCTTTTGAAAATTGCAATAAAATACCAAACTATGGTTATGAAAATCAAAAAGGTATTTATTGTAAAGACCACAAAAAAGATAATATGATTGATGTTAAACATAAAAAATGTGCTTTTGAAAATTGTAATGTTAGACCATGTTATAATTTTATAGGTATGAAACCCAAATTTTGTGTTGCACATAAGGAAAATGACATGATCGATTTGACTAAAAATAAAAATAAAATTTTATGTTTGCATTGTTCAAAATATGCAAAATATGGATTACAAAATAATGAACCAGAATATTGTAAAGAACATAAAAAAGATAAAATGATTAATTTAATTGATAAAATATGTATCCATGAAAATTGTGATAAAACAGCAAATTTTGGATATGGAAAACCAGAATATTGTTCTCTGCATAAAAAAAATGACATGTTAAATATTAAAACTAAAAAATGTACACAATGCAATAATACTGCAAAATTTTGTGTACAAGGAGAAAAACCAACATGTTGTGAACAACATAAAACAAAAGATATGATTCTGTATATAAGAAATATATGTCAATTATGTGATAAAAAAGCAAATTATGGAGTTTTATTTGGAAAACTTATTCATTGCAAAGAACATAAACAAAAAAATGAATTTGAAAGACATTACATTTTACCCAAATGTATAAATGACAATTGTAAAAATAATGCTTTATATACCGACAAATCAACTAATTATCCATTACGTTGTGAAAATCATAAAATAAAAAATGACATTAATATAGTTGAAAAGAAATGTTCAAAATGTGAATTAATGAATTTTATTAGAAATGATCATAATTTATGTGATAATTGTCATGATTTTTTCATTAAAAAAATTCATAAAAATAAAGAATTAGAAATTAAAAATTTGTTAGTTGATAATAATATTAGTTTTCAAAGTCATGACAAGATATCTGATAATTCATGTTTTAAATACAGACCAGATTTTATCATAGATTATGGATTATTTTTTGTGATTTTAGAAGTTGATGAAAATCAACATTCAAGTTATGATTGTTTATGTGAACAAACAAGAATGATTAACATTTATCAAGATTTCGGTGGTATACCAATAATTTTTGTTCGATATAATCCAGATCAATATAAAAATAATCATGGCAAAATTATAAAATCAAATTCAAATAGACATAAAATATTGTTAGAATTTTTAAATGGACTAAAAAATAAAACAATATGGTCACTACCACTGTCAGTAATATATTTTTTCTATGATGGTTTTGATGTAAATGAAAAAAAATACTACCAATAAATATATTATAAACAATTTCGTAAATAATCCTAAAAAAAATATGATTATATAATTAATGGTCACAGAAAATAGCAATGTGGAATCTCAAAAACTTCAAATAAAAGAATTTGATTTAGAACAAATGTTTAAAAACCCAACAATTTACTTTATAGCCAAAAGAACATCTGGTATGACATGGCGTTGGAGGTATAAGAAATAATACCAATAAATATATTATAAACAATTTCGTAAATAATCCTAAAAAAAAATATTAAATAATTTAAATGGATCATTTCGATAATTTAATCGAGACAAAAAACGAATTTACGACCCACTTGTGTAATATTTTAGCACCCATGGTTTACGAAGGAATTTCTTCAATATATGATAATGCCAAAGGAACATCAAATGATGAATCAGAAATTTTAAAAAATTTTCAGGGTTTTTTAAAAGAAATAACAAAGTGGAATGATCAAAAAAAAATGACTGAAACAAATAGAATTTTGTCATGTTCAAAATGTTTTGAATGGTTAGATATTTTAATTAAGGCAGTCATAAAAGCAAATATTGTTTTATTGTCAGCAACTAGGAGAGAAAATGCATTAAATGATAAAAGTTATTATCAAAATTTGAATATAAATGATTTCATTCATAGAGTTTACTTAGAATGTGCGAGAACATTTTTTAATAATCCATTTTTATTTTATCATGTTTATCAACCTATTGATATAAAAAGAAATCAAAGAGATTCATTGAATTTAATTAAAGAATGTATAAAAGAAGCAATAAGAAAAACTTTGCCAATAAAAAAAATATTGGAAAATTATTTGAATGAAGATATTAATATTCCACAATCCAAAAAAGATTCTGAGATAATTGAAAACACAATTAAAAAATTTTTAGAAAATAAACAAAATAATACCGTTAATTCAGAAAAAGATAAAGATAAAAATATATCATTAAAATTTACAGATAAAAACAAAATTAATGATGACGTAGTAGATTCTGATTCAGATAAATTTATTTTAAATATGATAAATGAATCAAAGTTACCTATAAATGATGAATCACTAAAAAATACAGATAAACAATCAACAGAAGTTAAATCCAATAAAAAAATATCATCTGAAAAAAAATCAACTGATAAAAATAAAAAAGAAAAAAAGAATGAATCAGAAACAAGTCTTTCATATTCTGGTGGTCAATGGGGAGATGATAATTTTGAGGCCGTATTTAGTAATACAAATACAAATCCAATACATGTTAATGTTGCTAAAAAAAATACAAAAAGTCAATTCTTTTTGAGTTAGTTGCGAAATATATAAATAAAAAATATCATTTATTTATATATATTGATGGTTGATTTTTCACGACAAATAATAATTATAGTAATAACAATGTGCATAGTTTTTTTTTACCAATTTTATGAAGATAAAAAAAATAATATTAAAAGAGAAGATATGTGGTCAATGATTAAAATGCCAGTACTTATGGCCTCAATTGTGTATTTAGCTATGAATTTAAAAATGCCAAAGACTGTCATGTCAGGAGGTGGTTTCCAAATGAATGATTTGTCACCAGATAATATTTACACTGAATTGCCAAATTGGTAACCCCAACGCGTAAAAAAAATATAATTATATAAATATAATTGATGGCCACAAAAAATTTTAATATGGGATCTCAAAAACTTCAAATAAAAGAGTTTGATTTAAAACAAATGTGCGAAAATCCAACAATTGGATTAATAGCTAAAAGAGCATCTGGAAAATCTTGGATCACAAGACATATATTGTATCACATGAGAGATATTCCTGCTCATGTAATTATATCTAAAACTGAAAAATTAAATTCTTTTTACGGAAAATTTGTTCCTAATTTATTCATTTATTACAAATTTGAATCATCCATTTTATTGAGAATATTTGAAAGACAAAAATATATGAATGAAGAAAATAAATTAAGAATTAAAAGAGGCAAGAAAGTTAAAGATGATAGAATTATTTTAGTTATGGACGATTGTATGGGCGATAAAACAACATGGATTAAAGATGAAATGATAAACGAATTGTTTTTCAACGGTAGACATTACAATATTGCTTTTTTATTGACTTTACAATATTCGAAAGGAATTACTCCAGATTTAAGATCTAATTTTGATTATATATTTTTGTTAGCTGAAGATTTTATCAGTAATAGAAGAAAATTATATGAAGAATATGCAGGCATGTTTCCAACATTTGATATTTTTCAACAAGTTTTTTCCATGTTAACATCCGACCATGGTTGTATGGTAATCAATAACAGAGTACATTCGACTAATCCACAAGATAAAGTATTTTGGTTCAAAGCCAAAAATCTGGCAAATATTAATTTTGATTGTGGAAATAAAAAATTTAAAAAATTCCATGAAGAAAATTATGATAATAATTGGAACAATAAAATTCCTACAATTGATTTAAATGCTGCTTTTTCAAAAAAGAAAAATGGTGTTAACCTAGTTGTGGAAAAAATTAATTAATCAAACTTTTCTATAATTTCTTTTTTAGTATCAGGAGAAATTGCCGGACTGTAAATATCTAATAATGCAAATACTATTGATGTTGAAAAACCAATTATTAAAACGTCTTTAATATTTAATGGTGTTGATGGAATATATCTAGCTACTAATGATACCAAACAAAAACCTAATAAATATTTTAAACTTCTTTTCCATTTTTCTGTTGAGTCTAACATATATAATTAACTATAATATAATTATTTAAAGATAAATTTTTTATTTATAAAATAATGGGTCTAATAGATGATCGTTTGAATGAAGATGAAGTTATACCAAATCAAAGATTTTATGGTGTCTCTTTTTTAAGAGATGTTAGTGCCGATGAAACTGATGCTGATAAATTATTGGGTATTGACAAATCTAATGTCAAACCAAAAAATATTATTGGAATGAAAATTAAATTTTTCTCTAAAACTTATGAAGAAGCAACTGAATTGGCAAATAAAATGAGAGATATTGATCCAAGATTTGATATTTATATTGGAGAAGTTGGAAAATGGTGTCCATTTAATCCTCATGGAAATAATTGTGTTGAAAATTATGAATATGCTGAAAAAGAACTTAATGAAATTATGAAAGCATATGAACAAAATCAAGAAAAAGTAAAAATATATGAAGAAAAACGTAAAATACAAGGAAAAATTAACAATGGTGAGGAAAACATAAAGAGAAAAGAAAAGAATAAGAGAAAATTATTGAAAGAAATGAAGAGCTCTGGTGCAAATCACGAAGATTTAATTAAGAAATTAGATGAAGATATTAAGAAACTGGAGAAAGAACAAAAAGAATTAAAAAATTGTGATGGTAAATATGAAAAATTATTGAAAGAAATTTCATCTAAACAAACATTAAATTATGAAGCACCAAAAAAAATGAATGTAAATAGTGAATCTGCATAAAATTATGTCTCAATTAATAATATATTTATGTCTATTGTTAAAAGTTTTAGTATATTATTAATTTTTATTTCATGTATTATTTTTACTCATTATTTTACAAAAGAAACAATGAAAATTGAAGAAAAAATAACATATAGATTTATTCCTCGTTCTTTTGAGTTAGACTATAATAATATTCCTCTTCCTTCAAACGTTTTTAAAAATATGTTTGATTTACCGACAACATGGATGACTCAATCAGAACGTGATTCCAGAGAAGCACAAACTAAACTTTTAAAAGAAAGAGAAGAAGTTTTTAATAAAGAACAAGATAGAATAACAAAAGATAATAAAAAAAAAGAAATTAATGATATTTTATTAAATCTTGAAAAATTTGAAGATTTAAGAACATGGACTGATTTAGAAAATAAAAAACAAATTAATATCAAATTATATAAAATGACTTTGGATTCTCCAGATGATTTTAATCAAAAAATTCAACCTTATAATGTTCTTGTTTCTAAAGACATGTATTTTAAACAAAGAATTAAAACTAATTAATTATTCAAGTTCCTTAAATCTGTATTTTAATATTTTATTTAATACAGAATTTATGCCATATTTTTTTTCAATGTACATTTTTATTTGTTCATAACAAATATTCATTTTTTTGTCAATTGCAACCACCAAATATTCTTCATTATTACCACTTTCACATATTTTATCAATACAAACATTGTCTAATTTAAAATTATGTTTGTTTATTAATTTGTCAATTAATAATGAATTGTCTTCAATTTCAAATGCATCATACAAACATTGTTGATTTATTATATCCTTGATATTTTTTATGTTTGGTATTTTTTTATAATGTTTCAAATATTCTCTTAATTCATTAGTGTTTGATATTGTATAATCAATTTTAATTCCAATATCATTCAAAATAAATTTATGAATTAATTCTAATGGTTTTCGTTTATCAACAATTAATATAAAATTAAAAATTTCACTTTTCATTGAATTAAAAGTTAATTTTGATAATCCAACTTTGGAAGTATGAATTGTGGCATATCCATGTATTGTATTAATTAATGAATTCAAATTTATTTTCGTTAAATTAATTTGATTATGATATAATGACACCAATAATTGAAAACCATCAATGCAAAAATAATAACCAAAAACTTTATTTATTAAATTATAATATGAATCTTCATCGATCGATTTATTTTTGAATATATCAAAATCTTTAAAATCATTTGAACTGTAATATTTAAAATAAAATTTATCTCTTAAATAGGAAACTTTATTATATTCGTTTGTTATGTCAAAGTTCATTAATTAAAATATTTAATTAATTGTTTTTAATTCAATTTTTTTGAAATAAAAATTGATTTAAAATTTATTTACTTTAAAATAATAACATTGATGACAAATAAATTTAAATTAGTTGAATTTTGTGCAGGTACTGGTGCTTTCTCATATGCTTTTGAGAAAACGAACTGTGTTGAAACGATATTTGCCAATGATATAGATAAAAATTCAGAAATAATATTTAATGAAAACTTTAAAACGAAATTAACTTTAAAAGATATACATGAATTGGATATAAAAAATGATATTCCTTCACATGACATTATGACAGCAGGATTTCCATGTCAACCATTTTCGATAGCAGGAAATCAAGAAGGTTTCAACGATGAAAGGTCAAATGTGTTTTGGAAATTATTAAAAATAATTGAATTTCACAAACCTAAAATAATAGTTTTTGAAAATGTAAAAAATTTATTATCACATAATAACGGAAATACCATGAAAATTATAGAAAAATCAATTAAAGATTTAAAATATAATTTTGTTTGGAAAATTTTAAATACATGTGAAATATCAGAAGTTCCGCAAAATAGAGAAAGAATTTTTATTATTTGTTTTAAAAAAAAAAAATATATGAGAAAATTTGAGTTTCCTGATAATTCTACTACTAAAAAACCACTAAACAGTTATGTTTCAAAAGATGTTGATAGTAAATATTATTATACAAATAAATTAAAAGTTTGGAACGAAATTAACAGTAAAATTACAGAACATATTTCCACAAATAAAATATATCAATATAGAAGATATTATGTGAGAGAAAATAAAAATAATGTTTGTCCAACATTAACTGCAAATATGGGTGTTGGTGGTCATAATGTTCCATTGTTGAAAGATGACAAAGGAATAAGAAAATTGACACCAAAAGAATGTTTCAAATTACAAGGATTTCCAGATGAATATAAAATTCCAAAAATTAATGATGCATCATTATACAAATTAGCAGGCAATGCCGTTTCCGTTCCTGTTATAATAAAAATTGCAGAAAATATAGTAAAAATATTGAATAAAAAATAATTTATTACATATAAATTATAAAATGAATAAAGAATTAAATAGTGAACAAATAAATGAATTGTTTTTAATTTACAAAAAATATTATGATGAATTATATAATTTTAAAACTAAAAACAATATTAAAATTAGATTTCCAAATTTTCCAGAAGGATTATCTGAAAATATAATTAGATTATTTATAATTAATAAAGAAAATAGAAATTGTCATTGTTCAAATGTAGGAGATTTAATCATAGAAAATCAAAAAATAGAAATAAAATGTTTCTCGAGTAAAGGACCAACATCGTTTGGACCAAAAGAAAAATGGAAAGAAATTTATTTCTTAGATTGTCTTGAATTTAAAAATAATAAATTTAGGATTTACAAATGTAATTTATCAAATGATTCTCATGAATGGCAAAAAATACAAATCAATAAAAATGAAACTTTTTATGACGTTTGTATGAAAGGAAAAAGACCAAGAATAAATTTTGAAGAATTAAAAAAACAATTGTTGAATAACATCAGTTTAGTTTATGATGGTAATTTTGAAAATTTATTTAAATGATGAATAAAATGTCCAATTTAAATGATCACAAATTTTTTCCCATATTTCATCTTGTTCTTGTAATTTATCGTTTGATTTTAACAAAGGGAAAAAAGATAAAAATTCATCTAATTCAAGTAATTCACAAAATTTATATAAAACATAAGCATATGATAAGAAATTTTTTCTTCGTTCGGGTTTGTATAAAATAAAAGGTTTTTGAATTTGAATAAACATTTTTTTAAACAATTTCTCAGTTTCTCTCTCAATTTTAGGCGGAGGGACATCATTTAATTTATTAATAATATATATGGTGTGTTCGTAATACTTGTGCATTTTTAATTTTTTTAATATATCTCTCATAGTTTTCATATCTAGTTTTCTTCGATCTTTAATTCTTCTTCTGTTCATTTCTTTTATAATTTCTTCATAAACATAATTTGGAATGTCAGTTGATTCTTTACCTTGAAATTGATTAAGCCATTCAGTAAAATGATTAATTCTTTTATATGCTGAATAATCTTTAATTTGATTATCTTCATCTATAATAACCAGATCAGTATTGCCACAATCAGTACATGAATATTCACCATTACTTGGTCTCAAAGTTTGTTCGTGACCACAAACAGTGCATTTTTTAATTCTATCTTTTTCATTTATATTTTCTAAATTGACACCTTCGGTTTTCAATAAATAAATTTCAAATAATTCTTTTTTTGTTTTTATTTGAATATTTGTATCTACTTGTTTAGGTTCCTTAGTATCTAAAAATTCAAAAATAGGTCTTGCATTTGATTCTATAATATTTTCAGATTTATGATATTCTGTGATTTCGTATCCAACACAACTAAAATAATCTATTTCATGGAAATTATTTTCAATATTTTGAATTTCTTCTTCTAAATTTTTTATTCTATCTTTCAGTTCTGATTTTTTTTTGGTATTTAAAATATTATAAACTTCTTGATTTTCAAGTTCATCGAACTGATTTTTTAATTCAATTAATTCTTCTTTTAACATTGGTAAATTGTCATTATTATTAGTAAACACTTTCATTTTTTCCTAATGTTTGCTAAATAATGTTGTGTTCTTCTTCTGATCGACATTTTTTTCTTTGGCTGGCTTGTCGAGCTTACATTTAAAGCAAGACATATTATAAATATGTAAAGTAAACGAATTATTCTTTAAATCATTATAAAATTAATATATAGGTTTTTTAATTTATCTCTAAAAATATTTAAAAATTATTAATTTAAAAAAAAATATAAAAATTTAATTTCGTAAAATTTTTTCTAAAGATAGTATATATATTACATAAATGGGAGGAGGATTAATGCAATTAGTAGCCTATGGTGCCCAAGATGTGTATTTGACTGGTAACCCTCAAATTACTTTCTTTAAAGTTGTCTACAGAAGACACACAAATTTTGCTGTTGAACCAATGGAACAAACATTCCAAGGTGCTGCAGATTTCGGTAGAACTGTTACTGCTCAAGTCAACAGAAATGCTGATTTGATTACACACATGTATGCTCAAGTTGATTTAGCTGCAACAACATCAGGTAAGGAATACGCCTATGTAAGTAGGTTAGGTCATGCTCTTATTGATGAAGTCATAATCTATATTGGTGGTACCGAAATTGAAAAACAATATGGTGATTGGTTGAACATTTGGTATGAATTGACCTTGGCTGTTGGCCAAAGAAGAGGTTATGCTAGAATGATTGGTGATGTTCCAGAACTTACTAATTTAACTACTCAAAAAACTGATTACAGATTATATATCCCTCTTCAATTCTGGTTTTGCAGAAACAATGGTTTAGCACTTCCATTGATTGCTCTCCAATATCACGATACCAGAATCACCATTAAATTTAGACCAGTTGCTGATTGTGTAAATTATAGACCTACATCAGCTAACTTTGCCAGCACAAGTGGTATTAGAAGTGACATTAAAATGTCCGATGCTTTATTGTTGATCGATTATGTTTATTTAGATGCTGAAGAAAGAAAGAAATTTGCTCAAGCTGCTCACGAATATTTAATTGATGTCATCCAATTCACTGGTGAAGAAGCTGCTGATACTCAAAACTTGAAATACAGATTGACCTTCAATCATCCATCCAAAGAATTGATATGGTGTCTCAAATTAAACAGATATTTCTCTGGTGAATCCTGGGTCCATTGGGCGACTGATGGTGATTGGGTTGCAGCAAGAGATATGTTTGCCAAAAAAATATGGTTGGCAACAAGGGTTGGATTAACATATAATAGTGGCTGGAAAATTACTTTAAATAGTGCCACATATGGTAATACATATGGAACTATCGATGAAATTTCTCAACCTGCCACAACAGTCACTCTTGGTACGAATTTGTCAAACTTGCTCAATAAAATCGAAGCTCAACTTATTTTTGCAAACTCATCTGCGTCTGCCCCAGCTTCATTATCAAATGTTGCTTTATTAAGAAATGAAATAACAATGGAAGATATGTCTAGAACTTTAGCAATTATATTAAGTGGTACAACAAACACTAATGTATCTTCTTTCTTGAACGATAATGCCATCGTTGTTAAAGATTGGAATAAATGTGGTTTGTATGCTGATGGTTCCGAAAACCCAGTTTTATCTGTCAGACTTCAACTCAATGCTCTTGACAGATTCCAAAAGAGAGATGGTTTCTACTTTAACTATGTACAACCATACCAACACCACACTAACACCCCAGGTGATGGTCTCAATCTCTACTCTTTTGCTCTTAAACCAGAAGATCATCAACCTTCTGGTACTGCTAACTTTTCCAGAATTGATAACACCACTCTTTCTCTTGAAGTTGGACAACGTGGAGCCAAAAACAGCACTTTTGCCAGCGACTGGTTAGGTACCGGTTCAGTCGTTAGAATCTATTGTACATCATACAATGTTCTTCGAATCATGTCTGGAATGGGTGGTTTGGCTTATTCGAACTAGTTAACTACATTCTAGAACTTAGTTACAATAAAAATAATAAAAATAATAAAAATAATAAAAATAATAAAAATAATAAATTTAAATTTAATTTTATTTTTATAAATAAAATTAAGTTGATTATGTATATTTAAAAACATTTATTACAATTGTATGTTATCATTAACTGATATAATTATAAATTGAACATTTCACGCCTTTTAATAATTTGTTTATTTTATAATGTGTTTTTTATTTTACATAAATCCATCAAATATCACAAAGATAACGAAAACCATGAAATAAATAAATTTTACAAAACTTAATTTATAAATGCTGTATTTTAATAAAAATTACGAAAGGGTGATAGTTATGACTATCAAATATTTTATTTTTGTTAACAGTGACGTATTAACAATCAACAAATTTATTAATGACTATGTTACACATTGCAATATATTGAAAACCAATATAGTTATTAATTTTTTTAAACACCATTACCAGTCTTCTATAATTTTATACCCAGGAAAAAAAATGTCCTACAACAACACGTTTTTTAAATAAACTTTTGTTTGTCTCGTCAATAGCTGGGTTCTCTTTATTTTTGTAATTCTTTGGAGGTATATAAATATTGTATACCTCCTTTAATTTAATTTTTATTAACATGAATAATTTTAAACAATATTTCAATGAAAATATTATTGAATTTTTACCATTATAGTAATTGTTTTATGATTTTCGTCGATATCGTTGGCTTTATAATATTTTATAAATTTATATAATATAATATTTTCATATTGCTAAATAATATTACGATAATATTTATTTATTATTGGGAAAAAATTCACAACCACTGTGACAACTTACATAATATATCATGTTATTCCATCAATTACATTTTTCACAATAATTTTTATCATAATAATTATGTAATAATTTGTCTGTTTTATTTAAATATGCAATCTCTTATTTTGTAATTGTTTATTGATTTTATTTATTTCAGTTTTTAC